TTTAATCCTGTCGCCGACATCACCCCAAAATTTGTTCCAAGACTTTTGAAATTCTGCATTTGCCTTTTGTTGCGCTTTGAGTTGCGCTTTATTGGCAGCATCGTTAGACTTCTGAACGCCGTCCCACCAAGCAACCACTTTATTAGTCATCTGGCGAGCATCCAAGCCCATTGCACCCAGCCAGTCATCGGGTTTCTTCTTTTTACCAACCGCGTTCCAGCCATCGGTAAAGCTCTTAGCAGCATCACCGGCCCACTTGCCGACGGTGCCACCAATCATTGCGCCAACTGCAGCGCCAAGCGGACCACCAAAGTAAAGACCAATGCCACCACCAATTGCTGTACCAGCACCAGATCCGAAGTCTTCAAACTTCTTGGTAGGATTTTTTTCCTTGAGAGCGGTAATTATATCCCATCCTGCTCCCAGTACCACACCAGCTCCGGCAACACCAGTAAGCATTTTGGAGCCAACCGACATTCCTTCACCTAAGCCACCACTAACTTCACCTGCAATGCCATTTTTAAGCGACATTAATGGTCCACTCTGGAGGGCTTGGAACATTGCTGAGCCTTTCCAGTTCTCGCCGGCAATCTCCCACATGCCCTCGACGTCGTTCTTCATCCGTTTAAGTGAGGTCGCAGCAGTCTCAAGCTTGTCAATTCCAGTAATTCCTTTGAAGAAATCTGATAGCACGTGTTCTTTACCCGCAAGCGCTACAGCTTTATCGACCAACTTTCCCAGGGTCCCAGTAGCCGTAGATAACCAACCGCTGGCGACTCTCAATGCTAGGAGCGCAGCAAGCGAGACGACAATCGCATCCACCAGCTTTTGATGTTTGCTGATCCAGTCGCTTAATCCAGTAAGAATATTGACGACTGCCTGCATCGCACCGTGGAAGCTTCCACCAGTCCACTTCGCCAGAGGTTGCAGGAACTTATCCCAGAACCAGCCTGCCACAGGCTTCATGTCATTAATCACCGCATTCAAAACATTGAGTGCAGCGGCCAGAACATCGAAGAAGTCTGGTAGGACTTTCTCAATCGTAAACTTAGCAAGTGGCAGAAGCAGATTCTTGTATCCCCAGTCCAACCCGTCCCAGATGTTCTTCGCGAATGGGCGCAGAGCAGTGAGCAGGTTATTGACTGAGTTGAGCAGTGGGCTGAAGTCAATGGACTTGGCCCAGTTAGCAGTTGCCTTGGTGGCGTCGTTGATTGCACCAAGCAGATCATTGACCATGCCCAGCAACGTGCCAAATAGCTTCTCTCCAGCTCCGTTATCAGTCCAGGCATCTTTCAACCGATCAGCAATGTTGCCAATCGTCTTGAAGATGTTGGTAAAGATATCGAGGATGTTGGCCGCAATCTTTTCGCCGACACCTGAGTTCCAAGCGTCACGGAATGCCACTGCAATCTGGTGAAGTAATTCCAAGATTGAGTTGAATGAGTTGAAGATTGTCTGGATCAGACGAGTACCACGCCCATCATCGTTCCAGGCATCTTTGAACGCCTTGGCAATGTCGCCGATGATGTTCAGCACGTCAGCCAGCAGTTGCAGAAGGTTCTCCACAAACTTCTGACCGGTGCCGTTGTCCCAGACTTCTAAGAACGACTTGCCGATTGCTTCGACTAAGCCAAGGACTTCTTTCAACGCGTAGTTCCACGCATCAATGACCTTTTGGCCTGTCGTGTTCCAAGCAGCGGCAATCGGATCCCACAAGTCTTTGGCAATTGCTGCAACATCCGCCGCTAGTTTCTTCAGCCATGCCGGTGTTGTGTAGTTACCAGTTGCGGCGCCGAAGTCTGCACCAGTTGCTGGAGTGGCAGCAGTGGCGGCATCTGGCGTGCTAGTTCTTGCGTCAGGCGTTGAAGCATTATCATTATCCGATTGCTTCGTGAGTGTGTTAATTTCATCGAAGCTGGCCAAGGACTGTTGAAGCTCCTTGGCCTTCTTGGTTGCCTCCGATGTATTGTCTGCCAACTTCTTCGCGCTATTAGCAGTCTTCTTAACACCACTGTCCGAGGCAGTTTCGTTGAGTGCTGCAACTTGCTTTTGCAGACCAGACGCACCAGCTTTGGCCGCTGAGTACGTGGTACCGAAAAGTGTGGCAATGAAGCTAGCCAGCACACCAGTGACTTGTGCTAAGCCTTGCATCAAGGTAGTTAACGCCGGCATCACAGCCGTGTAGATTGGATAAAAGGCTGTTTGCAGGTTCACACGCACCTGGTTAAAGGATGCAGCGAACGCGCTGTTCGTTTCTGCGGCCTGCCATAACCAAGTGACCAAGGACATAATGCCTTGACCTAGGATTTGGTAAAGGAAGACCGACGCGCCAACCTGGCCGAGTTGACGGCTCATGCTGTTCATGTTGCGGTTCATCCGTTCCATACCTGAGTTGGACTGGTTAGTCGAGCGGTTGAAGAGACCGAAGAAACTTGATGCACCACTGCGTAGCTTACTGAAGAAGCCACCGCCTTTGCTGGACTTGTTGTTCATTGAGTCCAGCCCAGCACCAGCCATTCGACTAGAAACAGCTTCTTCATCGAGTTCAGTGTTTACACTCGCGAGGGCTGCCTTCAGTTGTGTGGCACGATCTTCAGTGTTGGCGTATCTCGAGTTGAGTTTATCGTTCTCCGCAATCAGCTTGGCAACAGATTCCTGTAGTTTATCAATCTGAGCTTTCGTCTGAAGTGACTCCTTGGAATCACCCATCTTAAAGCCGCCTTCAAAGTCACCGGAAACCGGTACACGTTGCGAAGCGTAGCTGGCTTGCAGTCCCTTGAGCTTAGCTTGAAGTTGATTGATTTGCCCTTCGTTGGCATCCATTGTGGCCGCAATGCGCTTGAGTGACGCTGGTACGGCATCGAACTCACGCGACATAGACTGTGCTAGTGCCTGGGCTTGAGTTTGGTATCGTTGCATCGACGCCTGTGCGGATGCAATCTGTGAGTCAAACTGCAGCGCCTTGCTAGTATCGCCGCTAGATTTGGCAGTTGCTGATTTAATATTCAACGACTGAAGCTTGAGTTGAGCAGCTCGTGCTTGTTCCATCTTGGCATTGATGTTTTGAACCATTTGATCAACGTCCTTGCCCACAGCAGTACGCATCTTCGTTGAATTCTTGGTTGCAGCATCAGCCATCCCAGATGTGCCCTTATCGGCCGATTCCTGCATTTTGGCAAAGCCATCGGCCATTGTTGCAGTCATCTTCTTCATCTGCTCAGACAGGCGTTCAACGCCCTTGCCGACATCCATTTCTTTGGAGCCTTTTTCACCGATACCTTCGAACATCTTAGCTGCCTGATCAGTCATTGCTTTCAACCCAGACAAGTCGATGTTGAATCGAGTTTCAATATCACCAATATCAATTCCATCTGCCATCCACTTTCACCTCACTTTCTTTGTTTTCGTTTAGCCAATTCTTTCTTACGCTCAAGAGTCGCCTTAACGATCATGGACTGCTGAAGCAACATCGCCTGGTCATTTTGCCAAGCTGGTTGAGGTTCGAGCTGCTTCTCTGGCGCTGGAGAGCTTGATTGGGAAACTTCCCCATCATCCGAAATAAATGGATAGGCTTTGGCAACACTCGGCATCTTCTGTGGGTCATTCAAGGCAAACGCCATGAGTGATGCCTGAGTGTGATCCATGACAGCCTGTTCACGCAACTGCTCTAAGTGCCGTTTCCGATTGGCTTTGATCTGCGCCACAATTTCCAGATAAGTCATATCGTCGTAACGATCAGCAGGTATCCCTGCGTCAATTGCGGGTTGCCGCAGCACTTCAAACAGGTCAGTGAGCGACTCTAATCGAGTGGGCTGTTGGTTGGTGTGGCTGGGGCGTCGAGTGAGACGATTTTGCCAGAGTCCGGTTTCTCTTCCTTCTTCGCTTCGATTTTCTTTCCTAAAAAACCTGATTCATCAAGTAAGGATTGGACTGTGTTCATCAAATCCATGGTCGTGTGGCCAGATTCAATGTACTTGTCGAACGCTTCAGCAATCTTTTCATCAGTGACACCATGAGTGATGTTGGCGCCTTGCAACACAATCAGTAGCTTGTTGGCAGGTGGCAATTTAAAACCACCTTCAGAGTTGATAAACAGACCGACCATTGATTCGTTGAGTCGGCCTTCAATGTTGATTACGTTGCGGCCGGTAAGTTGAAGCTGTAGCTCGATACCGCCGAATTGGATTTTGGTAGGTTTCTTGAATGGCATTATGATTACCTCTTTCGATTAATTTGTGGTGCAAAAACAAGCCACTCTTTGACAAGTGACTTGCTAGTAATTTCTAATTATCCGGCTGCTACTTGAGTATCCACTGGATGAAAATCAGGACCGTCTGAAACAACTACTGTTAATGTGAATTTCAGGGCACCGTTAACTTCTGTAGAACCGAGTTTAACGGATGGCTGTCCTGTAAACGTCACAGTCATACCGTCAGGATAAGTGACCGTCCAATCATAATTGGTTGTTGTGTTCAAAGCATTAACTGCTTTGAAATTGCTGCCTTTATAAATAGCAGTGAATGCAAGGCTCGAAGCATCCCGTAAACCAGCAATAGACTTCTTATTTGCGTCAGCCAGTGTAGTAACATCAACCTTTTCGGGATCAGCCCCAATTTCTGGTACTGTACTAATACCGATGATTTCAGTTGGTGTAGCACTACCCCCATGAGGCGTATATGCTAGTTTTGTCCCTTTAGAGAGCAAGCCTTGACTTGCATCAACTACTTCGGCAAATTTTTGTAAATTCATCTTCATTTTTAAATTCCTCCTTAGTGATAAACACGCTGTAAATCGTTATCAACTACTGCGCCGAACGTGCATACTGTTCGGCGTAGACCAGCAGTATTGGACTGGGTTGTCCCACCAAAAAAGCCAATCATTCCAAAAGCGGTGCGTAATTCCTCAGTCAAGCCTGTCAAACTGCCACTATCGGTATACAGCTCGACGGTAATTGTCCAATGGGTCTGTCTCTCAACTTGATCAGCATCAATAAAGACTGGCTCATGTGCAGTACGATAAATAGCAGCAGGAAACTGTGACCAAGTATCGGGATAATCCGCAGCGCGCAACTTAAGCGACTTGATGGAGTTAAGCACTCGCATCACTTCTGCGTTCATGTTGTAGATCACAGCACCATGCCTCCTTTCACCGATTCGTGAATTGTCTTCTCCAAGATACGTTTAGCATCTTTTTCGGCAGTATCACGCAACGCTGGCACAAGAAATTGGCGGGCGGGCTGACCAGAAGTCACATAGAACTCCTTGCCTTTGACGGCCAGCTTCCGCATGCCGTAAATCTTGTTGAGATCGACATCGACCATTTCAACCGGAATGAACCAGGGCGTCTGCCGATAAACCGGCTGAAACCCGGAGGGAATATCCTTTTCAGATTCTTGCCCATGACGGCCGGTCCCAAGTTCACGATAAATTGCGACAGCATTATCAGACCAAACTCGGCCGACAATGTTTCCTTTGTCGTCAACAACTACCTCGTATTTAAGACTTCGAGCCAACTCGCCGTTCGAATACTTCATCCCCGTCTGTAACCGTTCGGTTGCGCGGGTAGAAGTCAGCTCCATGATGTTGAATGCAGCATCCCATGTGGCCTTTTGAATGAGGTCAGGTAAGCGGCGAATGTTGGCAACCACTTTGCTGGTGTCAAACTCTACTCCCATCTTTTCCAGCCTCCAGTCGTTCAATCAAAACGTTCTTGTGGGTAGCAAAGGTGTTGATGCTGACGATAACGTAATCTGGATCCTCGTCTTCGCCAACATCGATGCACAAGCCAGTTCCCTCGTCATGATTCTCGATTAATGCTACACCCTGATACTTGATGCTCTTCATGTACGCCAAACGAGCACCATACAACTCGAAATTCAGGCGACCACTTGCTGGCTGAATGTTGACGCTGAGTTCAGTCGCTGGCCCCCATTTCTTTTCTGGATTGCCTTCATCGTCATAAACTGTCAAACGTGCTCGACGGTAGACCGTCTTCATGTCAGCAGGACGCAGCCTCATGACAATCGCCTCGTTTTCCCAAGACGGTACGGCGCAATAGCTTGACGAATTGAGCCAGGGATACCAACTTCAAAAGTACGTGCCACACCGCCTTCAGTACGAGATGATTCGCCTTCGTCGCCTTGCTGGTTGCAGTAGACAATCGCAAGACGCTTGGCCGCAATCATCAACGAGTGTGTCATGGACGCCTCAGTTCGACCTGTGTAATCCATCACGACTTGCACTGCGTCATCGTATAAGTCGACCAAGACTGCTTGGTCAGGCGCATCAGACCCCAGATAACGAGTGATTGCCGCAATCTGTTGAGCCTTATCATCTTCAAAGGTCATAAGCTCACCTACTTGCTAAGAGTGACAGTCGCTTGAATGATTTGATCTGGTTCAGCCAAAGACGGCAATGCAACGGCAGATGCCTTTTCAAAGGTGCCGATTGGGTCCTTGGTTTCGGTGTAGATCATGTCATAGACATTCCCCGCAGAAGAACCTTGAGCGTCACTCAAATTAGCCAATTCTTCAGGCGTTGGACCAAAGACCTTTTCGCCTACAATTTCATCATCGAACAAAGCAATCTTGTCATCTGGCCAGTATGCCTTGGTGACGTATTTGCCGTTGGCTTGTTGTACCTTGTACTTCTCACCATAAGGGCGGATGATCGGCAACCCTTGTGCTTGCATGAATGCGTCAAGGTCCGCCTGACCAACTACACGTCCAGAATCTTTACCGAACACAGCCGCGATGATTTTAGGGTTGCGAGTGAACGCACGATAAATCTTCTTGGACGTGATGGCGCGTGTTGGTACGATGTCGAGCTTGTCGGACCAGTCTTCTAAGTCACGGAGCGGGTCAGATGCGTCGTCATCCCAACCAGTAGCAGCTGAGACTTGGTGAGCGGCAGGCACGCCATACTTGATGACCCCTGACTTCTTGTCCTCGGTGTTCAGCGTGACAGAGCCAGTCGCCAGCAATTCCATGGCCATACGTTCAACTTGAGCTAAGACACCTTGGTTGAGCACGTCGAAGTCACCATAAACGTTGTTCTTCAGGTATTCGCCTTCTTGTGGAGTGCGAGGGTTGAGCAGAGCATACAAATCAGTTTCCTTGATTTGCATCTTGCGCTTGATCAGTGCCAAATCTTGAACCATCTTAGTCGCTTCACGGCTGCCAATTTCAGCCTCAGTATCGAAGCCTGCTACGTTCGCCAAGATTGGAACCTTGGTGCTACGGGTCAAAACGTCGAGTGTCAATGCTTCAACACGTCGAGCTGGAAATAGCGTGTCCCCTAACATCGGTGCGTATGTCCGATTGGACGAGTAGTCAATCAGACCGTGTTGCGTGAATAAATCAGCAATAGTTGTCATGTGTTAATTCCTCCTTGTTATTTGCCAGTAGTGCCGGTTGTACCAGTCGTACCAGAGCCAGTATCAGTAGTTGCAGCATCGTCGCGCCACTTGATGCCAGTCATAGCAGTCTTAGCGGAATCGCTCGGTGCCACTGGAAGACGTTGTTGTAACAAGTAACCTTCCACGATTACGCCAACTGGCGCCGCGTTATCAGTCACATCAACTTCATCGATTGTGACCCCCTTGGCGGTTGCATCATTAGCTGGGAAGATGGTTCCTGCTGGAATCACCTTGCGACCGCGATTGTCAGTAACCACGGCATAAAAAGTGTTGTCCACATATTCTGTGAACGATTGGAAACGACCGCTGGCCAAGAAGTTGGTTTGGTCAATGTGTGTAGATTCTACATAAGGCATGGTTTATTCCTCCTCTATTTAGCTGTCTTCCATGGGTCTTTAATGTCTGCATGAGCTTCATTGCGCGCTTTAGCAGCTTCGGCACCGGCGGACAATGCTGAATTACCGCTACTACCTGCACCAGGCGCACCCGCAGAACTCGCAAGCTTTGCATCGACACCAGCCTTGACTGCATCACGGAAAATGCCAGTGATTTTGGTGTAGGCTGCATCGATAGTCTTATCATCAGCACCAAGAACATTCTCAAAGACGTCAATTAGACTGCCAGGTAATTGGTCAGCAGCTAAGCGGCCGTTCAATGTCGCTTTATTGGTCAACGACAAAGTCTTTTGCTTTTCGGCGGCCAGATCATCTTGGGCTTTCTTCAAATCAAAGGCTTGCTTTTCAGCAGGCGTCATCTTGTCGTAGTCCTTTTGCTGTTGCTGATTTTGTTGCCATTGAGTTTGAGCCGCTTGAATCTTAGTGTTGATCAATGCGTCCAGGTCTTCCTGAGACTTGAAGCTGATGGCACTAGGATTTGGCTTAGCTGGTTCTGCAGGCGGAGTGGCAGGCTTGCCATCGCCTTGAGGCTCATT